CTGCACACCATAAGTGTACAGGTAACACACACGCACTTGAAACGGCGCATCCCAACAGAGGGTTGGGGGCACAACAGTTAACGCCAGTGAACACTGACCTGTGGTACCCCGCCATGCTGGCGTTGATGCGACCTGAGTCTACCCTCTAGGGTGTAAGTCACGTCGTTAACTGTTGTGTGAGGGGCAGTCTTCTAAACGAAAGAAAAACCACCCCGAAGGTGGACGCTATAAATAGCGTGTTGGAGAGCTAAGCTCTACCCTTAAGTAGGTGCACCCGAATACCAACTGTTAGCAGTTGATGTAGAGTTGGCCAAAACCAACACAGGTGGACCTATGTACGCCGCGGCACGAGCATCGTCCGCGGCACTAACACCCCAATACCAAGCGGCGCCAGCGCCACTATTGTTCCTAGATACTATAGTGTAATTCACTTTAGCATTGCGGGAAACATTGCTGTTAGTCACATCTGGGGACCAATCCTTAGTTCCGCTAAGGGGCGCCAAAAAGTCGCCCATAGCAAATCTAGGACTAGAATTGAGCACAGGTAACAAGAAGGTAGCAATGGCGCTATCTCTGCCGTGAACGGCATTAACACTGTTCGGGGTGGCCGAAGTCTGTGTGTACAAACTTGGCACCGTGCCAGTTATAGCGCCACTGTTATCTCTCGGGTCCTGTGTAACCCTGACATAACAATTGGGGTTGAGCATCGTAGTGTCCAAAGTGAGGATGGTGGAACCTATACCGAAGGCATAGCACTGAGCCACCATACTACATCTGGAGAAAGGCATAAGGCGAGTCGTGTTGACTGCAAGCACAGATCCTAACCCAAACGTAGCACAGCAAGGCCAGTGCGGAACAGTACCAGTATTAATAATACTATTATTGCTCTGATCAAACCTACGCATAATGGGCACCATAGCCAACTGTTTGGCACTAAGGTACTTCTCTCCTACAGAGTGCTGGGAGGCGTCATCCGCCTCAGCACCAACACCAGACTGAAACTCAATGGTCGGAACTATCTTGTCTGCAGCAATGGGTTGTCCAGGTGCGGTTAGGCCTGCAAAATAGAAGCCAGGCTTGGCCGCAACCTCGACAATGAAAGAGATGCTTGATGAGGACTCCCCGTTGTTAACCAGGGGGTCCATAACCTGCATGGAAACAAAGCCCAAGGAGTCGTTGAACCCCAAGTGCGCAACAGGTGCACAATAGGGGACATCGAACTCAAACTCGGACTCGTCCTTCAGGTCAAAAATCTTACTGTACTGAGTGGGCTGCAAATCCGACAAGAAAGTCGGAGGCGCAGGACCACCCTCGGAACCTACATCCACATACCTAGAAACATTGGCAATCTGCCTGTAATTGGGTACAAATGTGAAAAGGACTCTACCAGTATGGAATTTAGACTTAGCAAAGGTAACCTTATATGTAAGGTCACCATGCCAAAGCCGGAAATGTTGCCCAAAATAGAGCAAATGAGAAGGAACAAAAGCAAAGGATGATGTTGAACCTCTGGGCAAACTGATATTGCCGCCCCCAATAGTGGGAGTGGCAGCAACAGTGGGTGCCCGAAACCAAAAATGACTGAGGCAGACATGACTAGCATAAATACACACTGAGTGCGTATCAGCTGTAGACAAGCTGCCCCTAAAAATCTGGCTGTGTCGGGTGAGGATGGTGTCAAACGCCATCTCGTCGAGGTCTGTGCCACCTAAGGCTTCAGTAACCGCGACTGAATTGGACAAGAATCCGCCAGCAACAGATGCTGGTGCAATCAAATCAACACAATTCTCCCCAACATTAGGGAAACGAACCTGGCGCGTAAGAGCCGCAGTAGCAACTGGCTTGGAATAGCCAAAAGCACTAGCCGCCTTAGCGGAAGAATTCAGAAACCAAGTAACAGGACCTGTGAAGGGGCGCAGGCTAGGCCACCAACTACCAATTGCTTTAGGCAGTTTGGCGGCAGAAGCTAACACCCCAGAGAACTGACCATTGCTAGCCAGCTCCGCTTCAGCATTCGATCGACCTGATGGGTTGATCGCACCAACCTGAGGCACTATAAAAGCTGCATCAGAAATCGGAATGCGACCAAAGTAATGAATGTTCTCAAGGTGTACATACACCTTGAAAACAGGGACCTGCGAATTTGCTAACGCAGGTGTTGGCAGCACTTGGGTAAGGCTAAAGGTCCCAAATTCATGGGAAGCCTCACTTGTAGAACTACCAATGTACTCCAGCTCAGACAGGTAAGGAACCTTCAAAACTGAGCGCGTGTTATGGGCCACATCTAGCCTGACGTGGGGGAGGTTAGTCACCAATGAAGGTAACGCCCCCCGGTCAAGCTGGTTAGACCCATACTGGAAACCGGACACCAGCAGCCCCTGATGAAAGGGGTTACAGTTGTGCTCCACACTGAAAACAAAATCAGCGCGGATGCCACGGACTCCACGGAGCCTCTCCACGAAACTAGGGATATTGGCGGCCAAACTTGAATAGCTGACCACCAATGTATACAACCTAGTTGTTGTGGCAGAAAGATTCCCACGCGCCAACAAGACCGGCCTACCGAAGTAGGACTTAGGGTCCTGTAACTCACTCTCGGGCAATAAGAATTGCGCAGCAGACCCCGTAGGAGCCTCTGCACAAATCGATGCCTCTCCTTGGACAAGGGCACCAGCTAACACCTCAGTGTTGCTGGGAACGTCTAGACCACTAATGGTCTCACAATCTTTGACTTGAGCGGGTGATGAAGCGTGTAACTATGGTACTGCGAGGCGTCTACACGCACGCCAGGCAGTGTGAGCCTACTCTCAATCGTGAGTAGTGTGGCAGAAAAGGTATCCTGACAGTAGCACCGCGCCGGGCTCACAATATGTACGCGGGCAACCCGTATATGGCCTAAAACCAGTCTGGGTTCCGGGCACACGCCTCTGCAAGCGCATGCTCATAGCAGGTGTGGGTTAAGGTGATGTTATTGGCCTGAAGCCAATCCCTAGCACCGACTGCCCACTCAGTCCACTGCTTCTCTCCATGGAGCGCCAACTCAGTTGATGCTCCGTGAACGTTCACAGTGAGCTGCCCCACTGGGTCTTTCTTATCTTTCAGCCAATGAAGGCTGGAGAAGATACTGTTGACATCCAGTGGTGCGACCCAGCCACCGTCGACGTCCGCCTTCTGAAACTTGCGCTTCAAGAAAGAGATCGCTTCGAACGGCTGGGAGGGGGTTAGCTCTGCCCCCTTGACGTCAGAGGTGTAGGTTAGGTTGAACAGACGCATCATGGCTTCGGCTACAGTGACCTGATTGAAGACTTCGATCAAAGTAGCGTGCACACGTGCGACGTTGTCATCACCATAGGTGCACAAGTACACCTTGTCCCACATCCCCTTCAGGTCACCCGTTAGGTCTACATAGCAGGCCGTCAGGGTGAAGAGGGAAAACATGGAGTTCACCACCGTAGTCAACGGATGACCACTTGGCAGCGACTTGTTCCACTGAACGAGGTGTCTCAACTCATGAGACTCGCCCGTCAAGTGGCGCGAGTGCAAAAGGTCCATGAACAGGATATTGCGGATTTCATTGTCCGCCTTCACCGAGTCCATCTCCTCAAGCGTTGCACCGCGCAGGTACCAGGAGTTAATGTACTCCAGGATGTAGGAAAGAATGAGGGGCTGCTGGGCAGCATCAAACCGCTTGAAATCTCCTGCAAACACGGGGGCCTTTCCAAAGCCCAACTTCTCCGCCAGCTTGTGCCAGTCGGAATATGGGTTAATGCCGGGCGCCATGCCAGAGTCAACAAATGTCTCATGGCAAGCCGCCAGGAATGCACCGAAGTACATCCTGCACACGACCACATAGTCCACTGGGCTGCCACTGATGGCACGGCTCTCACCATTGTCCACTTTCTCCTTCGCACGAAGCTCGTCCTTCAGGAAGTCAGTGAACACATGTGCTAGCCGCTCACCATTGCGTGCGGCAGCTATGATCTCCTCAACTCTATCTCTCAGGGCGATGACTTCCTCCTTAGTGAAGTCAATCCCCTCGTCTCCGCAGAACATGTCTCTTTTACGCTCATACAGCAGCCTAGCTGGATAACCAGCCGAGCTGCGCATGTTGATGGCCTTTAGGCCACGTCCTTCAATACCAGTGATTGCTTGCTCGAAAGTGAGCACATCAGTGGCACAGTTGGCCGTGACCTCCCAATGCTTCTGCATGGCCATCGCCATCACTGCTCTGTGGTTAGGCACAGGCTTACACAACACGGGTGTGAAGTAGTTAGCCATAGCCTTACGCATAGGGTAGATGGTCTCACCGTCCTTAGGGAAAGGACGCAAGCGAGCTGGGTACCTCTCACAAGGGGGCATGATGCCGGAGGGGGGGTGGATGGCATACAGCTGCGTCTTGTTTGCACTAAACACAGGCTGGTCCACCACCCCAATGTGTAGCGCGCTGCCATCAGCAGTGCCAGCCTGCTCTTCAGCAGGACAAGGCTCCAACTGGACACCGCGCTTGGCCAAGTCCTCAACTAGGCGGTCATTGACGGCGCCCAGTATCTTCATGGCGTGCGTTGCTGACTCTCGCGACAAGATTGCCGCGTAGCCAGTACGCTGTAGGACATTGACCTTGGCTGCAACATGGATGCCGAGAAAACACGAGCCACCGTAGTAACGTGGTTCCGCAATGGTTAGCGGAGCTCCACAATCACCAGCGATGGTCTGCGCCTCATAGGCAAACACGTTTGCACACGCTGCCCGGGACATCACAATCTCCTCTTGGTATCTCACAGTCGTACTGTGGAACACCGTCCTCGTCAACTTCACCTTGTCATCATCGCATGAGTGCCGCGTCACATCCAGACGCACCGGCGTATTGATCTTGTTATAGACCAATGCCAAGTGCTGCTCTGAAAGCATGTGGCCGATGATGTTCCTGTGGCTCCGGATGGCTCCGAAGGGCAAGCGCACATACACAATGTCGCTGCCATCGACCTCCACCTTCTTACTCTGCAGCAACATGGTGCGGGGAATCTCGTAAACAAACCTGTGCTGGGCAACGCTGCGTAGCGTCACCAACTCACTGTCAGTCTGCTCCAAGACTCCAAGGAAGTGCTTAGGCATCACGAAGAGTGTATCACTAATGAAAGTGACCACTCCCATGGCGACATGGGGCATACTCATGTGGTACCCGTTCTCGTAAACAATGTTATTCACACGTTCATCGGGCGGGTTACCGAGCTGCTCAGAAATGGAAGGGAAAGCGTTCTTAGGACTCCTCTTGCGAGGGTGGTGCTTCTCAAGGGGGTCTTGCCGGTGGTGCACACTCTGCTCCTCCGGCTTACCAAGTAGGCCCTCATAGATAGAGGCACCCAGACCGCGAATGAAACCAAACACTCTGCGAATCACACAACCCAACGTGAGGATCGTGGCGCAACCAAGACCAGCCATCGTGACAACAGTCAGACCATCGCCGAATGCGCTCCTAATGTAAGGGGGCAAACACTTGATCCAACCTGAGAGGGTGTGGCAGGCCTTGTAGACCCAGTTGAACATATCATCGAACAACTGGTTCATAAAGCCTACGCACGTTCTGCGCTCCTGCTGTCGCCGGAGCTCGCGGTGGAAGTCATCTGTGGACTCCAGGGTATGGCCACCATCGGAGGCCAAACCTGGATACAGCATAGCATCAGCCCTGCGGTTCCTCATTCTCGGGGCTCCCTCTTCTGGGATCCTGGGACTGTCACTCGCCGTCGGCCAATCAAGGACATCTTCCGATATCTCTGGTGGCTCACGGGAGGAAAGGGTGCTGTCACTGTCGGAATGGTGCTCCACGGGAAACATAGCCACACCGATAGGTGACGAGGGAACGGGCGCTTCCAACCAAATCATGTCGAGATGGTTCAAGCGCGCACGGGGGGTACGGGAAGGTCCTGATCCTACCTGCTCAACAATCTTCTTACTGTCGAGCATCTTAAGCCATCTACGCATTGTCTGCGTCTCCTCCTCATGCCGTGAGCTGCGCTCCTTCAGGGCAGCTCCAATGCGCTGGGCCGTAGCCAACGTACTCTCAACGGGGTCAGAGGGCATGGCGCCATCAAACCTGTGAGGTCTCAAGATCCAAGCCTCCCAAGGGAAGGCGTTCATCACGTCCTCATTGGTCACAGACTCCTCTGCCTCAAACTTCTCAAGCAAGACCTTCATACGCTCCTCCTTAACCTTGGTAAACTTAGCGTAGTCCAAGGTCCCACTCTCTGTGGCGAAAGCGGGGGCCACCTCCATCCAGTAACCGTAGTCAACCCTGCGGGTGACAGCCTGGGGGCACCTCACGATACCCTCCACTGCCTGGGAGATGTTGCGGACATTTGTCGTGCCCACAATGAGCTTAGAAACGAAGTACCATCGGCCCTTACTGTCCAAGTCCGCGAAATTCAACGGATATGGCCAGCTGCCAACAGCCCTGATGATCTGAATGGCCTCAGTCTCTCTCTGACCTGCGACTGCATGCTCCTGCATACAATCGTCCATCACGTAGCACTTCTGGGCACAGTAGCCGTTCCAGTACTCGGAAGTACCTTTCTGCCACATGTGCGCCATCACGTTCTCCTGAGTTACTTCTCCTGACGACAACAATGCCATTGCTGACAAATGTGCCAGGAGGGTAGTCTTACCAACGGCGCTTTCACCGCCCAACATCACAAAGACGGGGGCCTGACGAAAGCTCTGCTGGTTCTCCAACATACCACGGTGAGGGGCGATGATGCCATTGATTCTGTCCAAATAGCGATCAATCGTCTGCCTCAGTGGCGCTGCGCGCACAATGTTCTTCAAGTTGAAGCCCTGTTGCAACACCTGCTGTGCCTCGATGAGGTCATCAAGCGAGGGGTTACTAACGCTGTTGAGCCTTTGGAGCCCATCAACGCGTTCAGCCCAAGCATTGACTTCCTTCTGCATGCCACCTACCAGTGTCACGGCCTTGGTCGAAACCATTCCGAGCACACAGTTGATGACCTTCTCACAGATGCCAAGGCCACCCTCAAAGATGGCAGAGAAACCCGAAGCTGCTCTCTCGAAGTTGCTCACTCTCTTCATGATCTCGCCCACGCGCCAAGTCACAGACTTGTCACCAGGGACGAGAATCGTGCAGAAAAGTGCTGAGAGGTAACCCACTAAGCCAAGACCGTCTCCGGCCTGCTCAGAAATGCCACTCCCACTGACGCTACTCTTAGTACTCTCGAAAACTTCCGCCACGCGAGGCGAAAAGTGGCCAATGGCTGACATGAACAAATCACGTACGCAGCCACCAAGGTCCGCGGCAGTCATCACCGTCCAACAAAGGACAGCGAAGATCATCTCCCAGAAACCTGAAGCCATCTTCTTTACAGTATCCACAAAGTTACCAATCGTAGTCATGACCATGTCAACAGCCTTGTTAAAGCCACTCACTGGCTTGACAGCCTCCTGGCTCAGCGTCGACACAGACGTCATGGCTTCTCCGACACTACCGGTAAGCGTGGTGACTGCGGTTACAGCCTCCTCTACACTACCAGTGACAGAGTCCATGTTATCAGACAACTTACCCAGGCACCTGTTCATCTTGTACAAGACGACACCTACTCCAACGGCGGCCGCACTAATTGCAGCCACATGGACCCACTTACCTGCCTGCTCTTCAATGTCTCCAAAATCCTGCTGAACACGCTCAACGAAAGCATCGCGCATTTCACTCTTGACCAAAGACTCACGAAGAGCCTTAGGCTGGGAGCGCCACTGCGACGCGATCCTCTTGCGTGCACACCGTCGTTGAATCTCCTCCCTGCGCATACGCAGTTCGAAGCGACGGGCGGTCAAACCAGAAACAGTAACATACTCAGAAACAAAAGGGGGGGTTTGGTTATCCATATGTGGTTGGGTAGGCCATGCCTAGGTACCAAGGGATATAGTGCCCTCGATGATCACTCCTTGAATACGCACAAGGGGCGTGCTTGAAACCAGTACTTTCAACTGCCCTCTGCGCTCGCAAAGCACGAGAGGAGTGGTACGTGCGATAACGCACCTATCCAAAGCGATCATGATATTAGTTCATGTAGTTACACACACTAATCACGGTAGCGAATTCATCTAGCCTGCCCTTTGGGCCTTACGTCCTAGGTTCAACTAACGAGAAAAGCGATATGCAAGCACACTGCTAAGGTACATGAGTCTCTGAACTAAACCCGATTTCGAGATTAACGGGAACTAACTGTAACGCTGTCAAGCGAAGAAATTCGAGGCCTAAAATAGTACATCGGCGAGCAAAGAATCATAAAAGATTATTAGACAAAACACGAACTCGGGTGAAGGTTGTTGCGGGTCGGAGGTCCATCAGACACACCTTGGCGCCCGGGCACACGCAGAGCCGTTACGTCCTCACTACGCCTCAAAACTGAACAACAAGCATAACTTGAAGTCCCACCTCAGAGGGGAGGGGCAAAGAGTGACTGCATGGTCGTAACCATA